TTGCAGCTGGCAAAAACAGATTGGGACTACTGGGGCAGCCCGGACGGCTGCGCGCAGCTGGAACAATGGGCGCGGGAAGGGCTGGGCGTGGGGGCCATCGCGCGCAAGGCCGGCATGACCGAACGCGCGCTGCGCGCCCGGTGTGCGATCGCCCCCGCGATGCTGAACGCCGTCTGTGCCGACAGCCAGGCCGCCGACCGCGTGCTGGAACAGACCCTGTTCGAGCTGGCGCGGGGGTTCGAGTACACCGAGCGCCGGGTGGAGACCAGCGAGAGGGGCGAGAAAGAGGTGGTCACCCACAAGCGCGCGCCGGCCAGCCTGTCCGCCATCCAGTTCTGGCTGAAAAACCGCCAGCCGGAGCGCTGGGGCGGCCACGGCGCCGAGGAGGAGGACGAAAACGACGGCTTTTTGCAGGCGCTGGGCCAGCAGGCCGCCGCGCTGTGGACCGGCGGAGAGGATGACGCGGGCGGATGAAAGGAGGGTTTCGGTTCCGGCGCCTGTCGGAAAAGCAAAAGCAGGTGCTGTGCTGGTGGACATCCGCCAGCCCGGTGCGAAACGCCAACGGCATCATCGCGGACGGCGCCATCCGCTCGGGCAAGACGGTGAGCATGGCGCTGGGGTTTCTGCTGTGGGCCATGACCGAGTTCGACGACCAGAATTTCGCCCTCTGCGGCAAGACGGTGGGCAGCCTGCGCCGCAACGTGGTGGCCGAGCTTTCCCGCATGGCGCGCGGGCGGGGGTTTTCGGTGAAGGACAAGCGCAGCGAAAACCTGCTGCTGGTGCGCAGCGGGCGGCGGGAAAACCGGTTTTACCTGTTCGGCGGCAAGGACGAGGGCAGCCAGGACCTGATCCAGGGCCTGACGCTGGCCGGGGCGCTGTTCGACGAGGTGGCCCTGATGCCCGAGAGCTTTGTGAACCAGGCCACCGCCCGGTGCAGCGTGGCGGGCGCAAAATGGTGGTTCAACTGCAACCCGGCCGGGCCGATGCACTGGTTCAAGACCGGGTGGATCGACCGGCGGCAGCAGAAGGGGCTTTTGTACCTCCACTTCACGATGGAGGACAACCTCAGCCTGTCCGACGCCATCCGCGCGCGGTACCGCGGGCAGTACCAGGGGGTGTTCTACCGCCGGTATATCCTGGGCCAGTGGGCGATGGCGGACGGCCTGGTGTATCCCGGCTTCGACCCCGCCCGCCATGTGCGCACCGAGCTGCCGCCGGAGGGCGGCGAGTATTACATCAGCGTCGACTACGGCACCAAAAACCCCTTTTCGGCCGGGCTGTGGCAGCTGCGGGCCGGGACGGCGGTGCGGCTGCGGGAGTATTACTACGACGGGCGCAAGAAGCAGCGCCCCCGCACCGACGAGGAGCACTACGCCGCGCTGGAACAGCTGGCGGGCCAGACGCCGGTGCGCTGGCTGGTGATCGACCCGTCGGCCAGCAGTATGATCGAGGTGATCCGACGGCACGGGAAATTCCGGGTGAAGCAGGCGGACAACGACGTGCTGGCCGGCATCGCCAACACCGCCACCTTTCTGGAGCAGGGGCGGCTGCAGTTCATGGACTGCTGCACCGACTGCATCCGGGAGTTCGGGCAGTACCGGTGGGACGAGAAATCCCGGCAGGACAGGGTGGTCAAGGAGTACGACCACGCGATGGACGATGTGCGCTATTTCTGCCGCACGGTGCTGCGGCGCGAGGTGAAGTTTGCCCAGTGGGAGGACGAGAGATGAACAGACTGAACAAATGGCTCAGCCGCTGGCTGCCCGACTGGGCGGCCGAACAGCTGGAAGCCGAGAACCGCCGCCTGGCCGAGCGCGTGCGGGAGTTGAAGGGGGAGAACGCCCGCCTGCACGCCTATCTGGACGGGCTGGAGGTGGGCCTGCGCGCCCAGCGCAGGGTGATCGTGCAGACCGGAGGAGGGGAGAGCGTATGAGCATGCTGCGGGGGCTGGAACAGGCCTTCCCCGGCGCGAAGGACTGCACCGGCCCGGCGATGCAGGCGGCGGTGGAGGACTGGTTCCGGCTGTATTTCGACGATGCGGTGACCGAGGAGGAGGACCCCTGCCAGCGGCTGCCGGTGGCGATCGTGGGGCGGCTGGGCCGCGCCTGTTTTTCCGAATACAGCGCCGCGGGGCGCAGCGAGTTTGCGCGGCAGGTGCTGCGCGGTCTGGAAACGGTGCGCCGCAAGGCGGTGCAGCTGGCGCTGATCGGCGGCGAATGCTGGCTGAAGCCGCTGCCCGGGCCGGACGGATTTTCCTTTGCCGTCATGCGCCGGGACGCGGTGGCGGTGCTGGGACGGGACGCACAGGGAGAGGTAAACGACCTTGTGTCTGCCGAGGTGACCCGCCAGAGCGGCAAATGGTATACCCTGCTCGAGCGCCGCACCCAGACCGCCAGAGGGGTGCGCATTGAAAACCGGCTGTTCGTGTCCCACAGCGCGGGCAGCCTGGGCAGCCCGGTGGGGCTGGCGGCGCTGCCGCAGTACGCCGCCCTGCAGCCGGTGCTGGAGCTGCCGGGGGTGAGCGGGCTGGGCCTTGTGCCGCTGCGGATGAGCCTGGAAAACTGCGTGGACGGCAGCAGCGAGCCGGTGAGCGTCTACGCCGCGGCGGCGGGGCTGATCCACAGCATCAACCGCAACGAGCGGCAGCTGGCCCGCGAGTTCGACAACGGGCAGAGCCGGGTGTTCGCCTCGGCCGACCTGCTGCGCCGCCGCCCGGGCAGCAGCAGAGCCGAGCTGCCGCCGGGCCTGTTCGTGGGGCTGGACGACGACCCCGAGACCACCGGCCTGACCGTCTTTTCCCCCGCGCTGCGCCAGCAGAGCTTCCTGGAGCGCAAACGCGAATATCTGCGCAACCTGGAAAGCCTGATCGGCCTGAAGCGGGGCCTGTTGGGCGAAGTGGAGGCCGCCCCGCGCACCGCCACCGAGGTCACCAGCAGCCAGGGCGACTACGCCCTCACCATCCAGGACCTGCAGCAGATGTGGGAGACGGCGCTGCGCCGGACGCTGGTGCTGTGCGGGCAGCTGGGGACGCTGTACGGCGTGCCCGGCGCATCCGCCCTGAACGACGACGACGCGGCCGTGGAGTGGGGCAACGGCGTGCTGTACGACAAGGACAAGGCCTGGGCCGAGACCATGCAGATGGTGAAGGACGGGATGCTGCGGCCGGAGATCGCGCTGGCCTGGAAATACGGCCTGCCCTGGGAGAGCGAGGCCGACCTCGCCGCCGTGCGCCAAAAGTATATGCCGCAGGGCATACTGTAAGCTATTCAAAGCATCTCACGAAAGTTAGCGAGCAGTAGGCCGCTTTTGTTTGTCCCATCACAAGCTTTCGCGCGTGCAAGGTTCAGATTTCGACTTTTGCAAAACGCAAGGCTCACCGCCCACCCGGGCGGCGGGCCTTTTTCTATGCCTGTTCACCCTGCATGAAGGGGGGGCGGGCCATTTTTATCCCTGTACATTACCCCTTTGCCCGGGGGACAACAAATGGGGCACCGCAATACGGGGACTGGCCCGACAAAAAGGACAGCGGAGAAAGGAAAACGTATGCTGGAATGGTTGAAAGGCATCCTGGGGGAAGGCTACACCGAGGAGATCGACAGGGCGGTCAGCGCCGAGATCGGCAAAGGCTTTGTGGCCAAAGCGGACTTTGACGCCAAGAACACCGAGCTGAAAACCCTGCGCGGGCAGATGGAGGAGGCAAACCGCACCATCGAACGCTACAAGGCGCTGGATGTGGAGGGCTTGCAGCAGGCCGCCGCCGCGTGGGAGGAAAAAGCCCGCCGCGCCGCACAGGAGGCGCAGGAGCAGGTGGCCGCCGTGCGGTTCGACGCCCGGCTGGACGCCGCCATCGGCAAGGCCCGCGGCCGCAGCACGAAGGCCATCAAGGCCCTGCTGGATCTGGACGCCCTGCGCAGCAGCGCCGACCCCGACGCCGACATCCCGGCCGCGCTGGATGCGCTGGCCAAAGACAGCAGCTACCTGTTCGAGCCGGCCGCCGCAGCAGCCTATGCGGGCGGCACCGGCACCACACCCGCGGCATCCGATCCCGGCGCGGCCCTTCGCGCCGCCTTCGGCCTGCCGGCACAGTCTGTGAACTGAGAAAGAGAGGAAACACGCAATGGCAAACAACATCGCACTCGCCAAGACCTTTGTCCCGATGCTGGACGAGGTGTATAAAACCGCCGCCCTCACCGCCGTGCTGGACGGCTCGCCCGAACTGGTGCAGCAGGGCGCCAACGCCAACGAGCTGGTGATCCCGATGCTGGAGATGCAGGGGCTGGGCAACTACGACCGCAACACCGGCTATGCCGCCGGCGACGTCACCCTCACCAACGAGACGGTCAAGTGCAACTTCGACCGCGGCCGCATGTTCAGCGTGGACCGCATGGACGATGCCGAGACCGCCGGCATCGCCTTCGGCCAGCTGGCGGGAGAGTTCATCCGCACCAAGGTGGCGCCCGAGCTGGACGCCTTCCGCTTCGCCAGCTACTGCGCCAAGGAGGGCGTGGGCGAGGCCGAGGAGACGCTGGAAAACGGCGCCGCCGTCATCGCCGCGCTGCGCAAGGCGGTGAACGCGATGGACGAGGCCGAGGTGCCCGCCGAGGAGCGCTATCTGTTCATCACCCCCACCCTGCACGGCATGATCGAGGACATGGACGGCGACGCCAGCCGCCAGGTGCTGGCGCGCTTTGCCGGGGTGGCGCTGGTGCCGCACACCCGTTTCTACACCGCCATCAAGCAGAAGAGCGGCCGCACCGGCGAGACCGAGGGCGGCTATGAAAAGGATACCGGCGCCGCCGACATCAACTTCATGGTGATCCACAAGGGCGCTGTGATCCAGTTTGAAAAGCATGTGGCGCCCAAGATCATCGACCCCGACCAGAACCCCGACGCCGACGCCTGGAAGTTCGGCTACCGCAATGTGGGCATCGCCGACGTCTACCAGAACAAGACCGCCGGCGTGTATGTGAGCCACAAGGCCGTGGGGTGACGGGATGGACTACGCCTTTTATCAGAACGTCTACCAGGGCGACAGCCTGCCCCCCGCGCAGTTCGACCGTCTGGCCGCCCGCGCCGAGGACGTGCTGCAGCGCCTGGAGCGGGTGTATGTGGTGAAGGGCGAGCAGGAGGCCAGACAAAAGGCGGTGTGCGCGATGGCTGACGCGCTGTACTTTTTTGAGCAAGCCGACGCCGCCCGCCTGGCCGGCAGCGTGAAGGTGGGCCAGACCAGCGCCAGCCACACAAACGCCACCCTGCCCGACACCTCCCCCGCCGCCCAGAGCAGCGAGCTGTACCGCTGCGCCGGGCTGTATCTGGAGATTTTCAGGGGGTGCGGCGGATGAGGAACGTGCGCCCCGGCGGCCCCGACTACCGCCTGTGCGACCAGACCGTCACCCTGTACCGGGCGTCGTTCGGGCAGGGCGGCGCCTTCTCCTGCCGCAAATGGGTGCTGCCGCGCGCCTTTCTGGACATCACCGCCACCGAAAAGCTGAACGCGGGCGAGTACAGGCAGGAGCGGTCGTTCTTGCTGGTGGTGCCGCTGGGCGAGGGGATGGAGCTGCCCCGCCCCGGCGACCGGGTGCTGCGCGGCGAGGGCGAGGCGGTGACGTCTCCCGCCCAGTGGGACGCGCTGTGCGAGGGCGGCGCGGTGACGCTGGAATGGGTGCGGCAGTGCTTTTGGGGCACGGAGCCGTGCCACGTGGAAGCGGGGGGTTGAGATGGAACAGATGGAAGCGGTCCGCGCCTGGCTGGCCGGATGGGAGGGCGGCGGCCTGGAAGGTCTGACGGCCGAGCAGCTGGACAGAACGCCGGCGGCCGGCCTGTTTTTTGCGGGGAGCGAAGCGCTGGAGCGCAGGGAGAGCATCTGCGGCGGCGCCTGTGTGCGCACCCGGGCGGCCTTCTGGCTGCTGCGGGCGCTGTATGCGCCGCCCGGAAGCCCCGCTGCGGGCGAGATGGGCCAGTGGATGCTGGACTTTCAGGGCTGGCTGCGCGGCCAGAGCGCGCGGGGCCTCGTGCCCCGGCTGGGCGCCTCGCGCACCTGGGCGCAGGCCGAGAGCGCGGGCATCCTGCGCGGCCGGGCGGACGGCGAAACGGTGTGGCGCATCCGCGTCACCCTCGAATACGAAACAGAGGAAAAGGAGAGCTGATTTATGGCAAAGATCGAACGCAAATACATGGCCCACTACGTTGACGCGGCGCTTCCCGCCGCGCTGGAGGAGGGCGAACCCAGCTATGTGCGCATCGGCAAGGACCTGGAGGAATACGCCCCCGAGATGAGCGCCGACGTGCAGAAGACCAAGAACATCCTGGGCGAGACCAGCGTGCTGCTGGCCAGCTACGAAAAGAGCGGCAGCGTGGAGCCCTACTACGCCGAAAAAGGCGACCCGCTGTTTGCCCGCCTGCAGGCGATCGTGGACGGGGGCCTGGTGCTGGACGACTGCAACACCACCGTCGTCGAGGTGCACCTGTGGGAGGAAAAGCAGACCAACGGCTTCCCCGCCGTGAAGGACGACGCGGTGATCGAGGTGAGCAGCTACGGCGGCGATTCGGCCGGCTACCAGATCCCCTTCACCCTGCACTACAAGGGGGCGCCGGTGGCGGGCTTCTTCGACCCCGACACCAACGCCTTCTCCACCGAGGCGGGCGTGTGAGAAAGGAGAGCGGCGATGCAGGAACTCACCATCGACACCGGCGTGCGGGAATACCGCGTGAACGGGCGGGGCGTGCTGCGGTTCAACCCGGCCGACCCCGCGCTGTACAGCCGGTTTCTGGAATGCAATAAAAAGCTGGAAGCGATGCAGAAAACCGTCGCCGAACAGCAGAAGGCCGGGCCGCAGGGCCCGGCCGCTCTGGCGGAGCTGGCCCGCGCGGACGGGGAACTGCGCCGGCTGCTGGGCGGGATGTTCGGAGACCTGGACCAGCTGGAGGCCGCATTGGGCGGCGCGGGGCTGTTCGCGTTGGCCGAAAACGGGCACACCGTGCTGGGCAATCTGCTGGAGGCGGTGTGGCCGGAGATCGAGCAGCACGCCATGCGGCGGATGCAGCTGCGGGCCCGGCAGGCGGTGGCCGAGGCGGACGAGCGCCGCGCCGCCGCCGGACAGTGAGCGGCTGGAGCCTTCCCCGCAGCCTGGAGGTGGGGGGTGAACCGCGCGCCATCCATGCCGACTACCGGGACGCGCTGGAGATCCTGCAGCGCCTGGACGACCCGGATGAGGACGAGCGCGAGCGGGTGTATATCTGCCTTGCGCTGTTCTACGACCGGTTTGAGGAGATCCCGCCGGCCTTCTGGCGGCAGGCGCTGGAGCGGATGCTGTGGTTTCTGGGCGGCGGGCAGGAGCAGAAGGGCCCGGCCGGGCCGCGCCTTGTGGACTGGCAGCAGGACGAAGCGCTCATCGTGGCCGACATCAACCGGGTGGCGGGGTGCGAGGTGCGGGCGCTGCCCTTCTGTCACTGGTGGACCTTCCTGGCCTGGTACGGGGCCATCGGGCAGGGGCAGCTGGCGGCGGTGGTGTCCATCCGGGACCGTCTGCGCCGCGGAAAAAAGCTGGACGACTGGCAGAGGGAGTACTACCGGATGCACAGGGCGCAGGTGGAGCTGAAAAAGCGGTATACCGCCGAAGAGCTGGCCGAGCAGCAGCGGCTGAAACGACTGCTGGGAGAGTGAGGGGAAGGAAATGCTGGAAGAGCTGGAGCAATACAAAGACCAGGCACAGGAGCTGGCGGGGATGGCGGCGCGCCTGGCGGGAGAATACCGCCGCGCCGGGATGAGCCAGTCGGCCGCGATGAAACGGGCGTGGGCGGAAACCAAAAAGGCCGCGCTGTCGGCGGCGGACAGCATCGGCGAGGCGGTGGAGATCCACATCAGCCTGCCGCTGGAGCAGAGCGGCGAGGCGGCCAAAACGCTGGGCGAGCTGCTGCGCGGCGCGGGCGAGGACGGGAAGGACAGCTTTGTGCAGCTGGGGGAGCGCCTGCGCGATCTGCAGGTGCAGCTGCGGGAGGTGTTCGACGGGGCCGGGCAGCTGGCCGAGCAGTTCGCCCGCACCGAGGCGGGGGATTTCGGCCTCACCGGCATGCAGGCGCGGGAATACCAGCAGCGGTATCTGCTGCTGGGCAAGGCGCTGGGCATGACCGAGGAACAGGCGGGCAAGGTGTCCCGCACACTGGCCGGCCTTGCGGGCGACGCGGCGAAGCTGTACGGCATCTCGCCCGACCGCGCGGCCGAGGCGCTGGCGGGCATCCTCACGGCCGACAGCGACGCGCTGGAGGTGCTGGGCATGCGCTTTGAGGGGCTGGCCTGGCAGCAGTTCCAGATGCAGCAGGGCGTGGGGCAGGTGTACGACGAACTTTCGGCGGCCCACCGCGCCACCGTGCGCTATTCCTATGTGCTGACCCAGCTGCGGGACGCGATGGGGCTGGTGGAGCGCACGCAGGAGAGCTGGGCGGGCCAGACCCAGCTGCTGGGCGCGCGCTGGAGCGACTTCTGCGCGCTGGTGAGCCAGACGCTGGGCAGCGTCCTGTGGCCGGCGGTGCAGCTGGTGAACGAGCTGCTGGCGAAGATCAACAGCGGCCTGGCCGCGCTGGGCGAATGGCTGGGCATCCAGTTCGTGGGCATCCCCGAGCGGATGGAGGTGCTCACCGGCGTGCAGGCGGAGGGGGCGCAGGCGGCCAAGGCGGCGGCCAGCGCCCAGAACAGCTACGCCTCCGCGGCCAAAAAGGCGGGCCAGGCGGCCAGCCGTGCCACGGTGGGCATCGACGAGCTGAACATCTTGCAGCGGGAAAGCGCCGCCGCGTCGGGCAGCGCGTCGGGCGGCACAGGCGGAGCGGAGGACATCGGGGATATCCAGCTGATCCGCAAGCCGGGCGTTGCCGCGCGGAACGCCGGGTGGCTGAAAGCCTGGTGGAGCGACGCGGCCGGGTGGCTGAAGGACAGGATCCCCCGCGCCTTTTTTGATATCTTCGGCGCCGCCCGGGACAGCGCGCAGACCGCGCTGGAAAGCGGCGGGAACCTGCTCGAAGCGCTGTGGCAGGACCTGCAGCCGGGCTTTGCGCTGCTGGGCGAGATCGGGACCGACATGCTGGAAGGCATCGGCGCGGCGTGGGATGCCTACGGCCGGCCGGTGCTGGAACACTGCCGCACCGCCGTGGAAAAGCTGGGCGACACCGCGCAGACGGTGTATGACAGGATGATCGGCCCGGTGCTGGAACACCTGATGGAGCAGCTGGACTGGCTGTGGACGGAGCATCTGAAACCGCTGTGGGACCAGGCCGCGCAGATGCTGGGCGCGGTGGGGGAAGCGGCGCTCTCGCTGTGGAACGGCGCGCTGCTGCCGCTGGGCAAGGCGGTGGCGGAGGTGCTGGGCCCGCTGGTGGAAACCACCCTGAACCACATCACGGACACCTTCGGCACTTTGCTGGCGGCGGCGTCCGACCTGCTGGGCGGGGTGCTGCGGGTGCTGGAGGGGCTGTGCGAATTCGTGAGCGGCGTGTTCACGGGGAGCTGGCAGAAGGCCTGGAACGGCGTGAAGGACATCTTCGGCGGCGTGTGGGACGGCATCGTGGGCATCGTGAAAGGGGCGGTGAACACCGTCATCGACCTCATCAACTGG